GGTATAGACATATTGACCAGAATCAGATTTTGAATGCAAGACAAGATCATCAGGACAATGACCAAAAATACAAGCATGATAGTGAGGACGAGAACGATCATCACCATACTCACCAGCCATGTAATAACGAATTTTCAGCGGTGATATACGCTTACGATAACGCTTCAAAAAACGCTGAAAATGAGAATGATCTAAAGATAGGTTCGATGGAAGATGATCATCATCATAAGTCAGAGTAATAAAACAATTCTGAGAATGAAGCGAAGCTTCATGAGTAATACGAACGGCCCATTGACGGGACCGTTCAAGACGACAGCCAATACATTGACCGCAGGGCAAGTCCAAAGTCTGGACAATATCTCCACGCTCAACAAAGACCACATCTCCGCTCGCGGACCGAAAGGCCCGGAGCGGATGAAAGCAAGGCATGAATTACCTCGAACCGAGGTTAGATACGAAGACCGCCACGCATAGGCCCAACAACATTACGTTTTTGGGTACGGGCGGCTTGTTTACGAAAACGATGAATAGATTTAGCTTTACGAACGTGTTTACGCCGAACGGGCCTCATATCTGCAAATCTCCAAAATAAAAAATTAAATAAAAAAAGGCGACACAAACAAAATATAGCATAAAAAAGGAAGAGTGTCACCTAGCACAATTACATCAAGTACAAGAATTGTGCCAGAATCCGCCTAGCGGCGGAAAATATGCTACCAGAATATTCAAAAAATTCCGGTAGCATACAAAAAAATGACACTCGTATAACTCAGTCATGACATCCAACTAAAAAGCTATGAAAATAGCATTAACATACTATGACGTTGGATTAGACGGCGGAGGAGTCTGAACCTCCGCTGGCGCCTGCGGCGCGTCTATAGGAAGGGAATCACGGCTCCGAGGACGCTCAGCTAAACCGAGGTCGTAAATCTCCTCCTGATTCGCAGGGTTCGTCGCAAAATCGAAGTACGCCTGAGGATCGTTATCGAACTTAGCACGTATATCAGCGGGCAGCTCCATGAACGCTTCATCAGCTTGCATGATCGCATCGAGAGCTGAACGGTAGTCTTGAACACCGGTAAAATCTCCATATTCGGGCACACGGTGCCCAGTAGGCAGCTGACCAGTAATACCAAAACGCCGGACAATTTCATTAATATCGGCATCATTAGCCATATGCTGCTGAGTCAACGACTCATCGAGACAGGCCAAGCCTGTCTCTGAAGAAACCATATCACGATCATAGTTATAAGGCGAGCGAATAAACGGAACGATCAAACGTTCCTCGCCGCCTCCAATTAACTCACCAGTAACCTCATCAAATTGATCCTTCATAAATCACCTCATAAACGGTGTAGCAGTTGAAATGGACTTCAAAAAGTCAGGCAAAAACGGCGCAATCTCACGCATGTAAAAAGTAGACTGAGCATTAGACATGTTCTGCATTTGCGGAATATGCAGAGAGTTCATATAAAGCGCTTGCTTAATCGCCGGAAGCTGAGCAATGGCCTTAGCCTCTTCGGCCTTCGTTAAACCAGTATGAGCCTTAACCTGGTCAATTTGCTCCTTAAGCGCCAGCTGCTGAACCTGGTTAAGATGAATATTCTCCTTCGCCAAAGCAGTATTAACAGCCTGAAGATCAATATTGCCTCGAATCTGATCGATCTCGGCCAGTACCTTATTATAATTAACCGAAAGTAAAGCAGACTGAGATGTCATTTGCTGAGCATTAGCCAACGAAGTAGCCGTATCCTGAACGACCTTCGGAATCTGAACCTCATTAACCTTAGCCTGGCTAGACTGATTATCGGCAGTAGCATCCGCAGCCTTGGCCTGAGACTTCATCAAAGCAATTTCCGCAGCGGCCTTCGCCGCTTCACGAGCAGAATGCATAGCGGGACCAATTTCATCAACCACCGGCGCAGAAGCGCCGGCCGGGGTTGACGCACCCCCTTGTTGGTAAGCCAACATCGGGTTCAACCCCGCAGCCTCCATATCCTTAGTGGAACGCTGATAAGCAGTATTAGACATGCGCTCCTGAAAAGCCATCTGCTCACGAGCAATCTTCTTTGCACCTTTATTGGTCATCGAACCACCAAAAAAGGAACCCAACGAACTACCAATAGAGCCGAGCAATCCAGCACCGGCAGCAAGCAAACCTTCACCCATATAACCTCCTAGAAATGATCGATTAAACCAGGAACCGAATACAACGGCATAGGCCGAACAGTACGAATCTGAAAAAATGAATCCAACAAAAACTCCGAACCAGACGCCGCAGCACCAACCGCCAAAATACGCTGAACAGGCGGCGTATCATTAATAAAAGTATTATTCAAAGTAGGGAGCGCAGTGAAATTTTGGGCTAAATGCCATCCGTCAAGAGTTTGGGCCGCAGTAGATCTAAAGCGGCCCGAAATCATTGACGGAAAATAGCGATACTCAGCCCAGCGCTCCTGATAACCGAAAACAAGATCATCGTTGGCATCACCACGAACATAAATCTCTTTATTGAGAACAGCCTGTTCACCAAGCGCGGCAAACTCCGGCCAATAAAAATCATACCTGGTAGAGCGCGACCACATACGACGCATACCCTGCTGATAAGTCAAATCTGCTCTCACATTAATGAGACCGATTATCATGCCGTGCTCAGAAAACACCTGGCGGAAACCATGCGCGCGACCAAAAGCAGTACCCATGGCACCTAAGGTGCCAAGCGGCGTACCGCTACCAGTGATATTACTAGCCGACGTCTGAGAGATGGGATTAACCACAACGGGTGTATGACCACCGCCGAGATACTCGGGACGCTGGAGCCTAGCATCCTGGGGAGTAACACCAAAATGAGCACGGAGAAGCTCTGTGTATCGTGTACCGCCTCTAGCATCCCTTTCGAGAAGTTTCTGGACCTGAAACGATAACCGAAGGCTATTAATAGTGGCAGCCGTAGCTTGCGACAAATCCGCATAAAGATTAGCTGGATAAAGTTCATTTTGATAAACGCCACCTGGTGCACCAGACCAATAAGCAAACCGACCAGAACCAGACGTACCCATCGTGCCATTAGCACCAACACCAACACCGGTTGCAGCGTTATACGCAATCATCCCGGGCTGAACGCCCGAAAATTGAACAGAATTAGAGGTCTTAACCGGCGCAGAAGTACCAAGAGGCAAAGAAACTGCTGGCCCCTTCTGGGGCCAGGGCAAACAAGAAGTAAAATAATCATGACGCTTACCGCGACGCAACAATGTATAAGCCGAAACACCGTCCGGACCATCGCCAGTACTAACAATAACCGAATTAACAAGATTCTCATCACGAAACCACTCGTTATAGATGAGATTGTAAGCACGTAAAAATAATGCCGAATGCTTAATAGACGCACCGGCACCCATCTGGCCAACGGTGGGCAAACCCATATAATCGAAAATGGAATTAACAGGATAACCACCGGCAGTACAAGTCATGGTAGGAACCAAATACGAAGTCGAATCACCAGGATTCTTCTGTTCACCCATGAACTTAACCCAATTATCCCAAACGAGACGATTGGGAACAAAAAAGAAAAAAGACTCAAGATGAAGATTATCTACTATAGGAAAAATAGGCGTAGCAAGACGCGAAAAAAACGTCGCATTCATACTAAACGAATCACCAGGAAGCACTTCATCAACGAAAATAGGAATCAACCAACCTGAATCAAACGTGGTCTTATGAATAGACTCACGATCAAAACGAGAACGAGGAACATCCGTTTTCGGAATCATCGAAAACTGATGAATATTAACACTCCGATTCTTACTCATTAACAGCCCTCCTCTTCATAGCTTCTTCATAAGGATCAATATCTTGAGCATTAATAAGCTCAGATAAACCAATCACAAATTGCGGGGCATGAGATGTAAAAAGACCAGTATCATCATCAAACATACCCAGAATATAAAGCGAAAAATCCGCCGGATACTGAGCCAAAACAGATTTGGAATCCTGGCGTAACTCCAACTGCAAACTGCGCTGTGCAGAAGCGCGATTCTGGGTAAAAAACGGCCTACCATACTGAACGGCCTTAGAATCAAAAATACTAAAAATCATCGAAACCATAATTTCTCCTTATTATTTAAGACGACGAGACAAAAAATCGGAGACTCGACGCTTCGCGAGAGTCTCCTTAACTTCAAGCCGATCACGAGTATTATCATCGGCCTGCAAACGCGCCCTTTCCTGACGCGAAAACTTAACAAGCTCCATCAAATCAGGGTCAAGCCGAGTTAAGAGCTTGTCATAAAAACGTGGAGGCTTCGCCTCATGACCACGAGACAAAACATGATCGGAAGGATAAACATCCGATCGATACTTACCGAACCAAGCCGCGGCAATGCCGGGCTTCAGACTCATACGAGCATACTCCGGTTTCCGGGCTGTGAGCTCACCAGTCAACACGTCCACTATTTCATAGTGGCGCGACGAAAGCGGCCCGGTAATTTTTTTAAGAACATATCGCGCAACATAAGCAGCGGACTCGAAAGTCAGTTCACCAACAGAACAATAACCATGAGGCCAAAGCGATTGAAGAAAATCTGAGGTATAGACATATTGACCAGAATCAGATTTTGAATGCAAGACAAGATCATCAGGACAATGACCAAAAATACAAGCATGATAGTGAGGACGAGAACGATCATCACCATACTCACCAGCCATGTAATAACGAATTTTCAGCGG